GGATAATAAAAGATAATGATATACCATTTTAATTATGCAGTTAAATAAAATATATAACGAAAATTGTTTAGATACAATGTCAAAAATACCTGATAATTATGTCAATTTAATTGTTACTTCTCCACCATACAATAAAAATTTCTATACAAAGAATAATACAATAAGTAAAAATAAGTTGTCTTTCAGTAAAATCAAATATGATACTTATAATGACGATTTACAGCCTGAAGTATATATATCTTGGCAAAAAAAAGTTTTAAAAGAATGTTGTAGAATTTTAAAAGATGATGGAAGTATATTTTATAATCATATGGATATACTAAATAATCATTTGACAATACATCCAAGTTTTGTGTATGATTTTAACATTAAACAAATTTTAATTTGGAATAGAAGTAATACTCCAAAATTGGATAATAATTATTTTTATCCTATTAATGAATGGATATTTTGGATTAAAAAAAATAAACAATCAAAAACTAAATTTTTTAGAAAAAAATGCGTATTTCAAAAAAGTATTATTAGTTTAAAACCAAATGTAAAAAATAATCACCCTGCGCCTTTTCCATTACAATTAGCTAATAATTTTATACTAAGCTGTACTGATAAAAATGACATAGTTTACGACCCTTTTATAGGTAGTGGTACAACTGCTATCGCAAGTATAATTAATAATAGAAATTATATTGGTAGTGAAATTTCAAAAAATTATGTAAATATTGCTAACAAAAGAATAAAACCTTATTTAACACAAACTAAACTTTTTTAATTATGAATCATAAAGAATATAGTGAATTAAAAAAACAATTAATAGATAATTGTAACAAAATAATGAATGAAAAACAACCTGAATACACAAACAATAATCAGGATGTTTTATATAATTTTAAATCAACAGCAAAACATTTAAAATTAAAGCCACAAGAAGTGTGGGGTGTGTTTTTTCATAAGCATATACAATCAATATTAAGTCATGCAACTAATTTAAATATGCACCAAGCTGAGCCAATAGAATCAAGATATTGTGATGCTATAAATTATTTGTTTTTAGGCTTTGCACTGCATATTGATAATTTAAAAAAAGAACACGATAATTTAAATATATCGTATAGAAAGATATATCCAGAATTTTTTGAATCAGAATAATATGAACATATATTTTAAAGCACAATCCTGGTGTTTAAACAAAGGATTAAAAATTTATATAGTACCAATTAAGAATAGTAAAAAGTGCTATTTACATATAGATAATAATGGTAGAATCCAAAAATCTACTAAACAATACAAGAATCAAAGAGAGGCAAGTAGTAAAATATGGGACTTATATCTACATATTTACAGGAAAAATAACCCAAAAACTTAAAATATTTTAAAAAAAAGTAAATTTTCTTTCATTATTTAAAAATATTTACATATATTTGAGGTAAATAATAAAAAAATAAAAATTATGAAAGATTTAATACAACAAAAAATTTACGAATTAGAAAGAAAACAAAACTTGTTTTTTAGAATAAACCAAGAAGCACCAGAACAGCTTATTAAAGATTTAATTGGTGAAGCATTAGGGCTTGACAAAGAGATAGACAAAAAACTTTTTAGTCATATTCGTGTAAGTAGCAGCGATTATACTGAAAGACATTCTATTTATGTTTCATGTTCATCTTGGAACACTGACTTTGATTCTATTGGCCAAAAAGTTGACTTTGATTTTTTAAGTAAAATGATTGAACTTGGTAAGTATGTACAAGAAAATCAAGATGATTTACTTGTAATTTTAAAAACTGCAAGAGTATTTTTAGGTTACGATTATATTTCTGTTGATAAAGAATTAAAGCCACTTAGACGATTAATTAACGAGGAGCAGGAAAGAGCGGAGTTGCAAAGAGAATATCAAGAGGATATATATTTAGCTGAAGGTGAAACTGTTGATGGATTAGATAAGTTATATTATGAGTTTAAAAATTATGAGAACTGGGAAGTCAATGGCTTTAAAATTATTAAAAGAACTAAACACCAAGCAACTGTTGAACTTGATTTAGCGTACACTGATAATAGTAAATATATCTTAGAAAGAGTTAAGATTGACAACTTAAGACAGTTATTATATAATTAATCCTGACAACAATTTAGTTTAATTTAATAAACTAATTTATTTAGCTTTTTACACAGTCAGGTAAAGGAGGTTTTCGGGCCTCCTTTTTTTTTGCTTAAATTTGTCAAATGAAAACCGACAAATCCGACACTATAAAAAAGAAACTAATATCTGCATTAGAAAATAATTTAGGTATCGTTACGGCCGCTTGTAAACAAGTTAAAGTACATAGGTCAACTTATTATGATTGGTATAAGGATGACAAAGATTTTAAAAAATCTGTTGATGATATTCAAGACCAAACATTAGATTTTGTTGAATCACAACTGCATAAAAAAATTAAAGATGGCGACACTACTTCTATTATATTTTATTGCAAAACTAAGGGAAAAAAAAGAGGGTATATTGAAAGGCAAGAAATAAAACATGATGTTGATACTCAAAGCAAACTTATTGAATGGAAACCAGCAATCGAAAAAGAATAGAACAATACTGCAATAAACAATTCTACGAAGCATATAATTCAAAGGCCAGATTAAAGATATTTCAGGGTGGGTCTCGTAGCGGTAAAACTTATTCCTTAATGCAATATTGTTTGTACTTAATTACAATAAGCAAAAAGCCACTAACTATAAGCATAATAAGAAAGACCCTTCCAGCGCTTAAAAGGTCAGTTCTAAGGGACTTTCTCAACATATCTAAGGATATAGGCTTATATTGGGATGGCGTCTTTAATAAGTCCGAAAATACATTTAGCTACAATGGGCATACATTAGAGTTTTTTTCTGCTGATGATTCACAAAAGATTAGAGGGTCGGCCAGAGACATTGCATGGCTTAATGAGGGCAATGAATTATTGTTAGAGGAATACAGGCAAATAGCAATGAGAACAAGACAAAACATTATGATTGATTTTAACCCATCAGACCCAGTGCATTGGATTTATGATTTGTGCGAAAGAGATGATGCTGAGTTATATACATCAACATATAAAGACAATAAGTTTTTACCTAAAGAATTAGTTAAAGAAATAGAAAGATTAAGAGAACGAGACCCTGAGTATTGGCGTGTCTATGGTGAGGGCCAAAGAGCTGTATTTAGTGAAAGACAAATATTTAAAAATTGGCAATACATACCGCATTCTGATTTTCCTGAATTTGATGATTATGTAATTGGTATTGACTTTGGATTTACAATGGATGCTCTTGGCGTTGTAAAAGTTGCAAAACAAAATGACAAATTGTATGTTCATGAATTGTGTTATAAAAAAGGAATGACCAATCGAGACATTGCTGATTTTTTAAAAAAACATAAATATGAAAATGTTATTTGCTATTGTGATAGTGCTGAGCCAAAATCAATTGAGGAACTAAGACAAATGGGTATATTGGCCAAACCAGCCATTAAAGGTCAGGGGTCAATCAATGCTGGGATATCACTACTAAAAGAGTTTGATATTATATGTTCTTTGGAATCTAAAAACCTACATAAAGAACAGCAAAGTTATCTTTGGGAGGAATTAAAAGATGGTACGATTATTAATAAGCCTGTTGATAAAAACAATCATTTAATGGACGCCCTTAGATATGCTGCTTATTCACGATATAAAAATAGATATGATTTCTTTGTGATATAATATACAAATTTATTATTTTGTATTTTTACATAAAATTTTATCTAAATGGCTACATTTTATGACAGATTAAAAAATCTTATAGTTAAATACACACAGAATACTGCAAAGGAATATAACAGAGCTATCTATAATTATTTAGGAGATTCAATTATTTGGAATCCTGAAAATGATTCAACATATATTGACGAGGGTTACAGAAAAAATGCAACCATTTATTCATTAGTAAATATTATTACAAAAGCATCATCAACAATTCCATTCATGATTTATGAAAAAGTAAATGAGAATGAATTAAAAAAATATAAAGCAATGACAAG